TTCTGATTTATACACAGATGAAAATCCAAAGGGTACAATCAAAGGTCTAAAGTTTGCTACGGTAAAAGATGCTGAGGCTTCTGTAAGAAAAATTAATAGTAGTGGTAAGAAACACGCACACAAAATACAAGCGGCTGTAGCTATGGAACAAAGAGCAAAGGAAATGGGAAAGAAATCACAAGCCGCTGTATATCGTAGGTACATAAATAAGATGAAAGAAAAGACTAAAAAGATGAATGAGAAAGAAGGTTCTTCAGTTCCATATGGTAGTGGCTACAAAAAAATGATTAAAGAGATGTCTCCTGAAAAGAGAGCATTTCTTATGTTAAGAATTTATGGTGATAGTTGGAAAGTAAATATGGGTAAAGTCTTTTCAGGAATCAACAAACAGAAACCTGGGATGATAAAGAAAGGTCTTAAAGAAATCAAGATACTCAATAAAAAGATTGAGGATATGATAGAAGACTTAGTATGATTAAATTAAAAGAACTATTATTAGAAGCTGATAAGTTTTACCCTGCTCATACACGACAAGCAATTAATTGGGTAACGATGAAACAACATCTACCATTATACCCAAAACAAATGGAAAAACTTGTTGGTAAACAACAAGTAAATTCATTTCACGTTACAGGTCCTGGCACAATAAAGAATGTTGGAGAATTGATAGGAAAGAAAAAATCTATATCTACGTTTACACGTGCAAATAAAGGTTCACAACTTGCAAAAGGTCGTGGAGTTCAAACAGGAAGTGGTGGAGTTATATTTTATTTAGAAGGAACTATGTTGGCAAGAAATTATATGGACTTCGATACGGTTCCTGATAAGAAAGGTATGAGATGGGTAGATGTTCATTATCTCACACAAGACAGAAAACATTTTAGAGACTATCTAACAAAACAAGGTATACCTGATACGAAGGATTGGAACTCTGACGAATGGGATTTACAACAAAAAGTAAAAAAAGAAAATCCTGATTTACCATATAGAGAAGTAATGAATCTTGCAAAAACAGAACTGAATAAAGAAGCAAATAAATTAATTAAAAAACATATTGATGCTTCAACTAAATATTTAAAACAACATAAAAAAGAGTTAATCAAAAATCTACGAACACCTGCAGACAAAGGTTCTGCGTGGTGGAATGAAGTTCTTGTGTATGGAATAAAAGTTATAGATGTATTTGTTTTGAAAAGAGTTTGGGATGATTTTTATTTTCAACAAGATTCAGGATATGATGATTATAAAAAAGATTCATACAAAAAAGAATTATTAAAGTTTGTACCTGAGAGTAAAATTTCAATAGGAACACCAGCACAATTTCGTAAATGGTATGGAGCGAGAGAAGGTATTTTAGATGAATAAAATGCTTGACTTTATAAAATATTATGATTAAATTAACAAGTATATTGAATGAGTATATCTCTACAGGTCAACTAAATCAAGTTGAAAAGTATCTTGATAGAGTTTGGGCCAAAGTTGGTATTGATGTAGAGTTTACTAAACACTTTCACGATAGAGTGAATGATGCGAGAAATATAAAACCTATCTCTACAGCTGAGGTAATAAAGATATTTAGACAAGTGTATAGAAAGTTTGGTAAACATATAGCATCTTTACCTGATGGAGTAAACGTATTGTTTAAAGATATGCAAACAGATATCAATGTGCCTGTAGTATTAAGATACGATAATAAAAATAAAGAAATAGATATGATTTCAAAAACGGTTATGAGAAAAAAGAATTTCAAGTCAAGTACAAAAAAATATGCTGTAGAATCTGCTACTAATAGTTATGGTGCAGATGATGGAGAACCTGATACAGGATTCTTAGCAGGAGATGAAGTACGAACTTTAGGAACTCTAAAAGGTAAACCTGAGTTATGGTTTAATAGAGGTGACTATAAACAGATGGCATTTCCTAAAGCAGACTACATATATGGTAAAGGTGAAAAAGAAGATTTTAAAGTAATTAAGAAAGCATACATAGATGACGTAGAAGCAAAACTTGATGCTGAAGATACATCTTGGGAAAAGTATGTGAAAGAAAATGTGTTAAAAGAAAGAGTAGATTATCTATACATAGCAGATGAGTTAGTAAAAGCTTATGGTTTAAAGTCAAGAGTAAGATTTGCTACAGGAAAAACATTTGCAGAATATGTTCCTGAAACCGATACGATTCTTCTCAGACGTTCATATCCAAATATGAAAGAATTTATCATAACAATACTACACGAGATTAAACACGCCCTTGATGCTCAACAACTCGGTAGAAGAAAATTTATAAAGAAATATACTCAAGCAGGAACAATGGCTCAGTACAAAGGATTAGACCCTCACGATGATAACAAGTGGGAAGAACGTGCAGAAAGATGGGCACGTAACGAATATAAAAGGATAAAAAATAAATTGAATTTTAAGTAATTTAGGTAATACTTATTATTGTAATAACGTTATATACACACTCTCTAAAGGTTTCATTTAAATCTATTAGAACCTTTTTGGACATATATTAAAACGTTAGACTTAACAATTAACTATTATAACTTAATAACTAATAACTTAAATAAAACTAAAACTACTATAATAGTATATGATTTCAACATCCGCTCGAAAGGCTAAAGGCCGTCGTTTACAAAATAAAGTTCGTGAACTTTTAATCGAAAAATTTGATTTCCATCCTGACGATATAAAAACAGCCGTTATGGGTGAATCAGGAGAAGATATAAGATTAGCACATTCTGCGAGAAAGAAATTTCCATTTTCTGTAGAGTGTAAGAATCAAGAAAAATTAAATATATGGTCATCGTTAGAACAAGCAGAAGATAACGCAAGTGACTATAAACCATTATTAATATTCAAACGTAATCGTTCAAAGACATACGTTACATTATCACTTGAGGATTTTTTAGACTTATTATAATATGATAGATGTTATAAGTGTATTGACTCGTGCTTTAGGTAGTCGTTACAAGAAAGCTAAACAAGGACAAGAAGTAATTTATTTTTGTCCTTTTTGCCACCACCATAAGCCGAAGTTACAAATTAGTTTATTGTCACAAAAGTGGCATTGTTGGGTATGTGATAAAAAAGGTCGTTCACTTTATACGTTACTAAAACTTATCAGAGCTCCTAAAGCATTGATAGATGAAGTACGTGAATATAAGCCTAATTATAAAAGAAAAAAAATTGAAGAAAGTCAAACTTTATACTTGCCTAAAGAGTTTAAAAGTTTTATATTTGACCCTGGGAATTCCTTATATTATCAACAAGCATATACGTTTCTAAAAGATAGAGGAGTAGATGCTACAGAGATTGCGAGATATGGAATTGGATATTGTACAGAAGGTACGTATGCTGAACGAATAATTATTCCAAGTTATGATAAAGATGGTATACTAAATTATTTTACAGCACGTTCATTTACAGGTTCGAATTACAAGTATAAAAATCCACCTGTTAGTAAAGACGTTATAGGATTTGAATTTTTTGTCAATTGGAATGAACCGATAATTTTATGTGAAGGGCCATTTGATGCTTTGAGTATAAAAAGAAATGCGATACCTTTATTTGGCAAGACTATTCCGAAGACATTATTAAAAAAGATTTATGAACAGAGAGTTAAAGAAATATACATCGTGTTAGATGATGATGCGAGAAAAGATAGTATTAAATTAATTGATAAATTAATGAAAGATGGCATCAATGTATATTTTGTTCAATTAAAAGAAAAAGACCCTAATGAATTAGGATTTAACAAAGTTTGGGATGTTATACATTCTACAAATCAAACAACATTTTCAGACTTTATAAAACATAGGCTATATGGATAAATTAAAATACATACATCACATATCTGATATTCAGATTAGAAATTTAAAACGACACAAAGAATACAATGAAGTGTTTGAACGTACTTATAAAGAAATTGAAAAGTACAAAGACGATGCAGTTGTCTACATCGGAGGTGACATAGCACATAGTAAAACTGATATGAGTCCTGAGTTGATAAAGATGTTATCAGATTTATTTGTTAATCTTGCAGATATATGTCCTACTATTTTGATTGCAGGTAATCACGATTGTAATTTAAATAATTTAAATCGTTTAGATGTTTTGAGTCCTATCGTTGACAATTTAAAACATCCTAATTTACTATACTACAAGAAAGGTGGTATTTATCCTTATGCTGATGTTAACTTTGTTGTATGGGATGTTTGGGATGACCCTAAGAATTATCTACGAGCAAAAGATGTAGATGGCGACAATAAGATATTATTGTTTCACGGAACGGTTGATAAATCTGAAACTGATTTAGGATTCAAATTACCATCAGATGTTAAGATGTCTCAAATGAAAGGTTATGATTTAGTACTACTCGGCGACATTCATAAAAGACAATTTATGAATAAAGATAAGACAATCGCATATTGTGGTTCATTAGTTCAACAGAATCATGGAGAAGAATTGGGTCACGGATATCTAAGATGGGATGTACCGACTCGTAAATCTACATATGTTGAGATACCAAACGATTATGGTTACTATACTTTGGATATTGAAAATGGTAAAGTTCCTGACGTTACTGATATGCCTAAGAAAGCACGATTAAGACTTCGTGTTAAAGACACAACAAGTACAAAGTTAAAACAATCTATGAAAGAGATTCGTGATAAATATGGCATCGAAGAAATGACCGTAACACGAACTGATAGATTATTAGCTGAAGATAAAGTTAGAAGTGATGTAATCAATATCGGTGATGTTCACGATGAAAATTATCGTTTTTCTTTAATTGATGAATATCTAAAAAACAATTTTATGATTGACGATGATATGTCTGTAGGTGTTAGTAAGATAAACAAATACTTACAAGACTTTTTAAAGACAAGTGATGTTACAAGAAATCTTAGATGGAAACTTAAAAAGTTTGAGTTTTCAAATATGTTTAGTTATGGTGAGAATAATTCAGTTGACTTTAGTAAGTTGAATGGTATTGTAGGATTGTTCGCACTAAATGCTTCAGGTAAATCTTCTTTGTTAGACGCTTTGACATTTTGTTTGTATGATAAATCAAGTAGAGCACCACGAGCTAAAAATGTTTTAAATAATAAGAAAGAAACATTTCATTGTAAAGCAGAATTGGAAATTGATGGTAGACCTTATTTTATTGAGAGAAAAGCAAAACTTATAAAAAGAACACAACACGTAAAAGTAGATGTTGACTTTTGGACCGTAGATGATGGCGGTGAAAAAGTAAGTTTGAATGATGAACAAAGACGAACTACTGATGTGAATATTAGAAAATATATTGGCACTTATGATGATTTTATTTTGACTACTATGTCACTTCAAAACAACAACACCGTTTTTATTGACAAGACTCAAAAAGAACGTAAAGAGTTGATGGCACAATTTATGGGCTTAGGCGTATTTGATGAATTGTATGTTTTAGCAAATCAAGAAGTAAATGAAATACAAGCTATACTAAAAGAATTTGAGAAATCAGATTATGATGTAGAGTTAAGTGATATTGACAAAGAATCAAAACAATATAAAAGAGATTTAGTTGATGTTGAAAAAAATATTATAGATTTAGAAAAAGATTTGACAGACAAAGAACAAGAGCTGTTATCTTTTACTAAACAATTAAAAAATATTGATGAGACTTTAGACATAAAAGAATTAGAAAAAGAATATCAAAAAGTATCAGATGAGTTAGACTCAGTAGACGAAGAACATACTGAAGCAAACGATAAGATAGAATGGGTAGATAACACTATCGATAATCTTGAATCTGATTTAGAAGATATAGGCGCGGATGATGTCGAAGAACAATTCAATAAATTGTCTAATTTAAAATCTAAAAAACACGAAATAAAAGTAGAGATAGATAAATTAAAAATAGATGTACAAAACAAACTTGACAAGATTAAAAAGTTAGGTGACTTACAATATGACCCTGATTGTGATTATTGTATGGATAATGTTTTTGTAAAAGACGCTATCAAGACACAACAAGACTTACAAATGGACAAACAAATTAGTGACGAGTTAGTCAAAAAGTTTGATGACGTAGAACAACAAATTGATGAACTTACAGGATATGAAGATAAGAAAGATTCATTAGATAAAATTGTAATTGAACTCAACCAATTTAAAGATTCTTCAAAAGATTTAGAAAATAAAGTTTCTATTTTATCAGAAAGAATTACATCTCTTTCAGGAGCTAAAGAAGTATTAGACGAAAAGATTGAAAAGTATTACAAACTTGAAAGTGATATGGTTTTCAATGAAAAGATAAATGACAAAATTGAAGATGCAGAAAATGATTTAGCTGATTGGAGAAAGAGTATAAAAATACTTTTATCAGGTAAGTCTGATATGGTAAGTGCTATTGCACGTTTAGATGCTAAAAAAGAAACAATAGACGAGAATGTTAAGAAGATAAAAAAATTAGAATCAAGATATTCTGCTTATAAATATTTTATCGAAGCAGTACAACGAGATGGTGTTCAGTATGAATTAATTTCAAAAGCGTTGCCTGTTGTTGAAGGTGCTGTTAATGATATACTCGCACAAATTGTTGACTTTCAAATCTTATTTGAGATGGATGGTAAAAATATTAATTGTCACATTGTATATGATGAAGACAATGTGTGGCCATTAGAATTATCATCAGGTATGGAACGATTTATATCTTCACTTGCTATTCGTGTAGGATTGATAAATGTATCTAATCTACCCGCATCCGATTTTCTCGCTATTGATGAAGGTTGGGGTACAATGGATAGTGAAAATTTAAACTCAGTATATAATTTATTTCAGTTCTTAAAATCACAATTTAAATTTACTATGATTATCTCACACATAGATACTATGAGAGATGCAGTAGATACATTACTTGATATTAAAAAAGTAGACGGATTTAGTTCAGTTTCTTCATAGCTTGATATTTATATAAAACAAAGAGTACCCTTCGGGAGGAAAATGTTTAGATATTATGGCAATTAAAAGAAGACAAAATAAATTACAAGACTTAGCCGCTTCAGGCATTGTAGTCAATCGAGTATCAGGTTCAATTCCATTCACACACGACGGACCCAATTCTCCATTATTCACTATATCTGAAATACCCGACCCTGTGCCACAAGGTAAATCATCTTTTCTTATATCAGGTACTGAATTACTTAAAAATAAAATAGAAGTAAAAATAGAAATAATAGATAGTGAAGGCGGTGTAATCTATACAGAACCTGTCGCTAACTATCTTGAAGGAAATTCTCGTAGAGTTTCAATAGAAGTTTACGATGACACACCACCAGGTCCTGCAACATTATTTGTTTTAGCACAAGTAGACCCTGAAGAATGGGAAGATGAAACAGGACAAGATGTAACAAATTATCCTGCACCACAACCACTTAGACCGAAAGGCAAACGAAGAAAGAAAAGAAGAAAGAAAAGAAGAGCTGACCAACAGATGCGAGGTATGCCAACTTTTGATAGTGGCTTTGGTAGAATGACTATGTTTCCTGGTTCTTTTTCACCAGCACCTGGAAATGATACAAGATTTAGAAGACGAAGAGGCAGACGTAGAAGAGGTCTAACTTCTGACATATCAGACCAATATAATTTTCTACAAAGTATTAATATGCAGATTGTGCCTACTGCTACTAATACAGAAAAGATTTTATTTTTTGAAGAACCAAGAATAAAAGTATTTGAAATATTTAAACCTTTTGTAGCTAACGTAGCCGCATCAGGTTCGATTGTTGTTTCAGGCTCATTAACAGGACAAGTAATAAACGACACAGAAGGTTCTACTACTGCATTAGATAGTTTTGGTGCTACGTTAAATACGTTTAGACGTAAACGAAAATTTAAAAAGTTTGCAGGTAAAGGCGGGCTTAATAAGAGAAAGAGAATTACAAGAAGAGCATCACCTGAAGTAGAGAATTATTCTTTTAATTCTGAAACTTTTAATTTTGAATCAAAACACGTCGGTGCTAAAATTAATTTAAACAATCCTTCTGTAAATTTAACTCAGTTTCCTGCTTCTCGATTTAATGTTCCTACTACAGGTTCTTTTGAAGTTTTAAAAGTAAAAAATAGTTCTACCGTAATACCTGATAAACCTTTTAGAATATTTGATACACAATTACAACAAAGTGTAGACGCTTCTATTGAATCTTCTGCTTTTAGTATAGAATTTGACCCTGAAGTAACACGTTCCATATCTATAACTAATTTTAGAAGTTATGCAGATGTTCGTGTTTCAAACATAAGAACTTTTTCAGGAGATGTTTTTAGAACTAAAATATATCGAAAATCAGAAGAAAGTATTTCTGATTATGAGTTGTTTGCAGATTTACCATTAGAATCATCTGAACTAATGTTAAACACACTTGAAGGCACAGGTCTTGAAAGAACAGGATATTTTGTAAGTCAATCAGACGCAGTTAAATATTGGGAAGTTAGTCAAAGTTTAGCCGGCTTGACAGGCAATGCCGCAACAGCATCTGCTAAATACGATATTGATAAACAAATGGATTCGATACATATATCAGGTTCTAATTATGGTCAAAATGAATTTGTACAATTTAAACTAAATAGAGAATATGGTTTCACTATTGAAAAAGATGTAAACTATGACTTCACAGCTGAGATATATGGAATAGCATCTGATAAAGTTGTTGCTTTAGAAACAGGAGGTACACAAGTACAGAATAGAGCAGAAATGGAAGTTTATCTTAGTGGTTCTAATATACCAGCACAACAAGGTAATGAATCGTTTGGTGCTAAGTTAGGAGTTGTACGAATCGATGATAGTTCTGCAGAAAAAGATTTTGGCGTTACCACAGGTGATTTTGAATCAACAGCAAAAAGTGAAAATTGTATATTGACATTTAAAATAAACTCAGGTCAATTTTATGTAGCAGACATAAGTATAAGACCTGCAACAGAAACAGGATTTTCTCCTGACCTATTTACCTTTACTGCACCAATGCCATCAAATGAAGTTAGACCTGAAACTTATGAATTTCTTGCAGAGTTTTATGATGTAAATAATAATCAAGCAGATGCGTTTACATTTACTGCTACCGGTTCTGAATTTAAAGGTTCTAACATGGTTATCACAGGAGAAGATAACGTTCTCGAAAGTAATTTATTTATAGGCGGTGAAACTACTGCAAGTGGTATGCACTTAGGTGGTGTATCATCTACATTACCTGAAACAGGAACAGCCGGTGCCGCAGGTTCAGGATTTATGAGGTCTGTCGGTTACACAGGTTTTACAAGTGCGTCTAATCAGAGCTTAGGTGGTAAGTTTGGATTTATGGTTTTCAGTGGTTCTGTATTACCTGACTCAGGTGATGACTATAAAGGAGTCGGACTTGAGTTAGTCGGTAGAAGTGGTTCTTTGAAATTTAGAACAGACCCATCTGTTTTTGATGTTCGTGCAGATGCTTTCTTTGTAGGAAGAACAGGTTCACAATTTATAAGTGGTAGTGGAGGAGACATAGAAATATCTTCTTCAGAATTTCATTTGACACCTGAAGGTAATGTTACTGCGAGTGAAATTTTATTAGGTGATAAAGGCGGTGGTAATTTTTTACAATTTGCTGGCTCTACTCTTACGGTCCAAGGTGACCTTTCTGTAGACCAAATAAGAACACCAGCAACAATAGGAAGCAATCCATCTACTACTGCTAACGCTTCATCAAGTATTGACGCTCAAGGATTCGCAAGTTTTAAATCTGCGTCTATAGCAGGATTCGTAGTCAACCCTGTAGCGATACATAGTGCTGATAAGAGTCTTGTGTTATCTGCATCAGGTCAAATAACAGGTTCTGATGTATTATTCACAGGTGGTAAAGTAGCTTCATTTACTTTATCAGATGATGCTTTTACAGCCGGTGATTCATTTTTTATTAGTTCATCTGTTGAAAGTCCAAGAAGTTTTTTCATATCATCTTCTAAATTCAATGTAAAAGCCGGAGGTGATATAACAGGTTCTGATGTGTTATTTGATGGGGGAGTAGTTGGTGGGTGGACTATAGGAACTAATACTTTAACAGGCGGAAATTTAATTTTAGATAAAGCAGGTGACATAAGAAGTGCAGATTATCAATCAGATGTAAAAGGTTGGTTGATAACTTCACAAGATAATGGATTCGCAGAATTTGAAAATGCTAAGATACGTGGAACACTTTCGACAACAACATTTGAAAAAGAATCAGTAAATGCAGTAGGCGGTCAATTATTTATAGCAAACTCAACTGCTATAACAGGTTCTGTAGTACTTTCAAGTGCTACTACTATGAGTGTTGTAAATGCTTCAGGATTTTCTAAAGGAGAAATTTTACAAATAAAGAAAGTTACTAATACAGGATTTAATACAGAATACGTAAAAATTCAAAGTGCTTCTTTAGATGGTGATTTATCACAAGATGAGTTACACGGAAGGATATATGTTCAGAGAGCTTTGAGTGCGGCATCAAGTAGTAATAGTGGTTCAGTAGGAGACCCTATAGGAGGAGCGCAACAATACGAACCAGGACAAGTTGTAGTATCTACAGGTAAAATAAATACAGGATACATTCGTTTAAATGCTAATCCAAATAACGATAACACACCTTTTATGGATATCGTTGAAAGAACAGGTAGTGGTGTTTACGATATAGAATTAAAAACAAGAGTTGGTGATTTAAGTGGTGTAGCAGGTTCACGAAACGTACCATTAGGATTTACAGGATTCGGTATAATGAGTGAAGTTGCTTTCTTATCAGGTTCTAATATTAAACTCGAAGCACCTTCATTCTTACTTGGTGATTTAAATTCAAGTTTCGTTAGTGGTTCAAATGCTAAGATAGAAGTTAGTGCGAGTGCATTTCATTTACAACCTGATGGTAAATTATTATTTGGAGATAAATCAAGTAACAAATATATTGAATGGGATAATTCAAATCTGACCGTTAGAGGTGATTTATCAGTAGATAATATTAGAACACCAGCTACTATAGGCGGTTCAGCATCAACATTTGCAAACGCATCTTCATCAATAAATTCAGATGGTGGTGCTTTCTTTAAATCAGGTTCGATAGCAGGATTTGAATTTACTGACACCTCAATAAGTAAAAATTCTATGTTATTACAGAGTACCGGTAATATAACACTCGGCACTTCTAATGATGTAGTAAGATTATCAGCATCTGATGGTACATATAGATTATGGGTTGGTAATGCGACTGCGGGTTCTGCTCCGTTTAGAGTTGATAAAGATGGAGGATTTGTAGCTACTTCAGCTACGGTTACCGGAACTATAAATGCTAACGCAGGAAATTTTACAGGAGACTTGACTTCAGCCGCAACAATAACAGGTGGTACTATAAGAACCGCAGATGAAACTTCAGGTGCGGGTAAATCAGTTAAATTAAATGGTTCTTCTAATAATTTAGAATTTTTTGGAGATGCCGCAGCATTTAATAGTAATGCTACAGACATTCCTACAAGACTATTCTTTTTAGATGATTCAAACCAACTTATTGAAGGAAATAGTTATTCTGATTTTCCTGGTATAGGTTTTATAGGATTTGACGCACAAGCAAGTACATATGATAATGCGACAGACAATGGAACTTTGGCCGCAATGGCTCATGGTGGTTTGTATGTACCATATAATTTTGGTAAAGGCTACACTCAATTTAATAGTATGTTTACAGGACACGCTATAGGATTATATAGAGGTGCGAGAGGTGAAACTAAATTATCAGCAGATACATCTGAACGATATACATCTCCTACTACAGGAAACGATTATGATTATTACTACGATACGCCAGGAGTTTATGAAGTAGCACAATTAAAACTTATACAATCTAATGGTTCGCCTTCTTCAAGACATAGCCAAGATGGCAATCCGGCCGGTTTTGGAGGACAATCAACATTTGGTGATGGGGGTAATCATCATATATTTACTATTCAAGCTACTAATGTTCTTAGTAGGTCTAACATTGCTGATAATGATAGAAACACAGATGGTTCAGGTTTTAAAGTAGCACGTTCAGTAAGTGCCGGTAATAATTTTAGGCATGGTAGTACAAATGGTGGAGGGTATAATTATTTTGACCATATGGAACTCGTTGGTGGTGATTTTCACAATACTGCAAATGACCAATATGAACAAGGATTTAACCAATCTAAATGGTATTCTTGGAAATTCAGTACATCAGGAACCCACAATATAGATGTAAGTAGTGAAGATGATTTAGTCTATGAACCACTTGCTACAAATTATGGTTCTTCTCATATAGATAATGCAAATGGTGGTTCAGGACATCCTTCTATTAACTTCAATTCTGAAACTACACAAGTTTCTCCGGTAAACAATTCTTCAACTAATTGGTCTTCAGTTGAATACATAGGCTACAGAATAAAATGTGATTCTGTCAGTTATGCTGGTGCTGACCCTACTACACAGGGAGTTAGACTAACACTAACCGTACGTTGGAATAGTTCAAGTGGACAGGTAGTAAAAGATATTCCTTTAACAAACGGTAATTACTTTGGAGTAACAAGTGGCAACCTTGTAGATACTTTTACAGGTGCAATTGATTGTCGGGGAATAGCTAATAAATGGTCTTCAGATAAAGACCACAATGTTAAAGTTTTTCTTAAAACTGAAATGACAGGTGGCGGAAATGTGCAGTTAAGTTTTGACAATAGCGGAGGCTCATCTGATACTTACGTTTATGCTTATGGTCAAGGCGACCGAAGTTCAAGAGTTGATAACACAGAACTAATAGGAACACGAATAAGTGGAATTGTAAGTGGTAGTGGTAATGTTGTCTATGGTGTAAAAAGTGATTCATATTTTGGAAATCACAATTATGGTTATTACACTCGAATACGTAGCGCAGGAACAACATATGGAGTTTATGCAAGAGTAAATGAAACAGGTAAAGTTTTTAATATACAAACTGCTAAAAATGGACAAAGGCCCGGAGATGCTGTTTATGCTGGGTATTTTTTAGGCGATTTACACGTACAAGGAGATATAACATATTCAGGAACTATATCAGATACTTCTGATAAAAGATTAAAAGAAAATATAAGAATTGCATCCGGTTCATTAAATTTAATAAAACAATTAAAAACAAAACGTTTTGATTGGAAATCTGATTATGAGTATGAAATAGGACCTCACAGAGAAGGTCTAAAAGATGACATCGGTTTTATAGCACAAGATGTAGAAAAAATAGATGGATTATCTGATTTAATAGTAGAAGGCCAATTAGCAAAAAGAGGATATGACCCTGATAAATTAAATACACATCATCCTGATTATAAAGATAAAACTCACAAAGATTTTCACAAAGATTTTAAGTTTTTAAATTATGAAAAACTAATACCACATTTAGTAAATGCTATGCAAGAACAACAAGAACAAATTGAAGACTTGAAAAAAGAAATAGAGGAATTAAAACAATGATTATAAGAGTATATTATCACTATGAAGAAGCTGTACAAAATGCAAGTTGGTCAGGTTCTTTTACTATAGCTACTTCAGGTTCTGAAGATAAAACAGAGTATGGTGTTCATCCTGACCACTTTATAGGTACGAGAATAAATCCTGTTACAGGAAGTATGCCATTAGACGAAGACGGACTCGTAGAAGCCAAGTGTATAGCAGTAGAACATATTAATTTTAAACATTACTTTTGGAACAACGATTCAATACCGATGGGTTTTGAACCAACTTATACTATAGCATCACAATCAATTTTAGAACAATAGGAGAAAAAAAATGTTAGTAGATTTTAAAGAAATAATCGAAGCAGTATTACATCACGAAGGTGGATACGTAAATGACCCTAAAGACCCAGGAGGCGAGACAAAGTATGGTGTGTCTCGTAAAGCATATCCTGATTTAGACATAAAAAACTTAACTTTAAGTGATGCGGTTGATATTTATAAGAGAGACTATTGGGACAAAGCTAAAGTTGAAGAACTGAAGCCTGACCTAAGACACATATATTTCGACATGGTAGTAAATATGGGGCGTAGTCGAGCTGTAAAAGTTTTACAGCAAACAGCCAACTCGAAGGGGAGGACCCTAAAAGTCGATGGTGGTCTCGGACCAAAAACCATCGAAGCACTGAAAGACGTAAAGTTGGAAAGAGCAAGATGTTATAGAGTGAAATATTATTGTGACTTAGTATCAAGAAAGCCTGATTTAGAAAAGTTCTTATACGGATGGTTTCGTAGAAGTCTTGAAGTATAATTTCGTACCGTTATATTTATTATTGTGTAACAATATATTGGTATATTTATGGTTAAATTAAAAGAACTATTAGAATCATCAAAATCAGACAATAGTCCTGGACCTAAAGGATATGCTCCTTTTGTGACACCTGAAAAATTTCAACAATATAAAACATACCTTAGTCGTATATTTGAAACAAGTGGTATGAAATTGATTAAAGAAGGTGTTGACGACAAAGGTATTTTAAAAGCAATATTCTTAGCAGGTGGACCTGGTTCAGGTAAAACTTGGGTTACAAGAGGATTATATGGTATACCTAAAAAGATGAACTTTTCTGCCGGCGGTCTTAAACTCGTCAATCAAGATACTGAATTAGAATTTTTATTAAAGAAGTACTTCGGAACTACTGATTTAGATAATATGCCTGAAGAATTATTTGCAGATATAACAGGCGTAGATTTCAAAGGTAAAGAAGTTGATATGAATAGTGGTATGAGAGCATATGCTAAATCACTAACTAAAGCAAGAATGGAAAGTTATGTTCGTGGTCGTTTAGGTGTTATTGTAGATGGCACAGGACACAAATATCAATCTATTGCAAAAAAGAAACAACGAATGGAAGATTTGGGATATGATTGTTATATGGTTTTTGTAAACACTTCATTAGAAGTAGCACTAAAAAGAAATTCAGAAAGAGATAGAGTTGTTCCTGAAAAGATTGTACGTGATAGTTGGCAAGATGTTCAGCAAAACTTAGGTGGATTCCAAAGATTATTTGGTCGTAACTTTATAATTGTTGATAATAGTAAAACACTTGACGAAGATGAAGCACAGAAAAAATTTGATGACTTAGTAAAACAAGGTGTAAATAAATTTATAAAAGCACCCGTTAAAAATTCTATTGGTAAGAAATGGGTGAGAAGAGCGAAACTCTTAAAAAAACGAGGGATAAAATAATGATTAAGTTAAAAGAAATATTTGATTTCGAACAAATGAAAGTTTACTCTAATCCAATTGCACAATCATTTAAATCACCTAAACAAATTCAAGAAGATGGACACGTTGACAAGCCATCGGCTTTAAGAAAATTAAAAGTTTCTATTGAGAATGCACAAGCTATCATAAATAAACTTGAGTCTTCAGGTGATGAACAAGAGTTGATGAGTTGGTGGATGGATAAAGTAACATTAGCAAATGATTATCTAAGTAAAGCAAAAGATTTTATTACGAATCCGACAAATGAAAGTATTAATGAACAAGACGAACCTGAACACTTTGGTGGCGGTAAAAACATAGAAGTGTTAGGATATGAAACTAAACATTTTGACATATGTGCTTCTGCTGTTTCATTATATACAAAGTTAAACAAAGTAGACAATGAAGAGGCAAAGGAATACATAGTTCAATCAGCAAAAGATTTAGACCATATATTTGAAATGGAAAAGGCGGTCGTAAGGAAAGAGCCACTTAATCACGACCCTATAAAACATGGTGTAGAATTAGTAAACACGGTATCATTTAGATTAGGTTATGTTGCAAAATTGATTGATGATGATTTTATGGATGAAACACTTTTTATGCCATATCATATTGAAGTTATGGTAGATAGAATAGATGATATCAAGATAGATAAATCATTAGACAAAGAGGATAATTAAAATGGACAAGTATAATAAATCAATACAACATAACTGATTCCATCACGCAACTTGGGGGTCTCCCAAGAAGAATGAAGGTGTCGGAAAAGTAATTTGGCACTCTTTAACAGAAGATGGTAAAGTAGAGATAGTTGATATACAATTTGGAGATAAAGTGTATAAAAACGTTAGTGTTAACGAATTAAAACCAATTAAAATGGAAGCACATGGTCATCCTGCAGAAAAGAAGCCTCAACGTAAGAAAAAGCTTACTAAAGAACAGGCTATAAATATGATTAAGGATAATCTATGTATTTATTGTGGACATCCTGTTAATGAAGATTTAAGAAATTGGTTCAAACAGAAATGGGTGAACATTGGTAAAAAAGACAAGTCAGGAAAACATCCTGAATGTGGAACAAGTGGAGCGAAGAGGGGATATGCTAAGTGTGTACCAGCAAGTAAAGCTGCTTCGATGTCTAAGAAAGAAAAAGAAAGTGCAACTCGAAGAAAAAGAGCGGCACAGAATAAGGCAGGTCGTGGCGGTAAAAAAATTAAAGGTCAAGGCAGAAAGCCTGTACGTGTTTCAACGCATACTAAACGTAGTGGCAAAAAGAGCGGAACGGGCAAAGCGTCGTAAAGGAAAATTATGATTAGATTAAAAAAACTCGTTGTTGAAGAAAAAACACCTATAATTGAAGAAGCAGGTGTCTTTAAAAATAAAGATGCGGATGCTTATTTAAAAGAACTTATGGATATGTTAGGTGAAGAAACTTATAAAAGTGAAAAAGAATATGGATGGTATGATGTCACGTTAAAAGACCCTTACTATGTAAAGAAGTTAGATAAGGTCTACATAATAGATGAGTCAATACCACATTCATTTCCTGCAGACCATAGAGATTATTGTTATTCACAATACACCGTACCTGAATGGAAACCGAAAGATGGACAACATACGATAGATACTCAGTTGTTTGAAGACTTCGCAAAAGTGACAGGTTCGATAATAATAGATGGTTTGAAAGGAACCGTTACTGCAAGATGTGGTGATTTAGTTGCGAACGATGTGACGATAAATTTTGTTCTTGACGTTGTAGCTGGCAAGATAGAACCATCAAGAGATGAATACAAAAAGAGGATATTAGCTACGAGATAATAGTGGGATGGTCTGCTAAGTATAAGAAAAGTATTGATTGTAACAACCCAAAAGGTTTTTCACAAAAAGCACATTGTGCAGGAAAACGAAAGCGGGAGAATATTATGAAAGAAAATAATTGTTGGATAGGCGTTGAGAAAGTCAACGGCAAAAAAGTATTTGAAATATATTATGAGACTTCTCTCGGTGAAGGGTGTGGCTACACGATGGAGTTTGATGACCAACCTTTAGAAGAAGCAGAGTATCAAGGTCGTAAAGTTAAACTTGGTAAGATTATGCAAGGAGACACTAAAAAATTTAAAGTATACGTAAAGAACGCAAAGGGCAACGTAGTAAAAGTCAACTTTGGACAAGGCGGTGATGCAAAAGGCGGAACGATGAGAATACGTAAATCTAATCCAAAAGCAAGAGCATCTTTCAGAGCAAGACATAATTGTGATAATCCTGGCCCACGTTGGAAAGCTCGGTATTGGTCTTGTAGAAAGTGGTAACCCACTATGAGCAAACTTTCAGATTGGTTAGTCCAACCTATTATAGAAGAGGACATAACTAAAAATTCTAAAATAAAAAAAGCCTTAAAAAGATTAATCGATAAAAATCTTTTGCCTAAATCATATTCTACTAATATAAGTAAACTGCAGGTCTTTTTAAATACAAACCCTCAAGTCTTTACACAATTATTAAAAATATTAGGAGAAGATTCTGATTACACGTTCGGACCTGATTGGATACCTACATCTCTCAGTCAACGTAAGAAGATGAAAAAACTACATAAAAGAACTAATCGTAGTATAAGGGGTGAGGCTAAAGGAGATGTTGTTGTAGTTTATTCAGGAAGATTTCAACCTTTTCACACAGGTCACTACTCAACGTATAAGAAGTTAGTACAAAAATTTGGAAAAAACAAGGTTTTTATTGGCACAAGTAATAAAACACAACCAGGTCGTAGTCCGTTAAATTTTAAAGAAAAGAAATCTATAATTACGAAATTTTTTAATGTATCGCCTAAGATGATTGTACAAGTTCGTAATCCTTATTCTCCTGTTGAGATATTGAAAAATTTTCCTAAAGATACTACATATGTAGCCGCAGTAGGTGAAAAAGATTCACAAAGATTAAAAGGCAAATATTTTAAACCTTATAAGAAAGGACAATTTGTTCCTTACGAAGAAGGCGGATTCGTATTATCAGTACCACCAACGGATTTTAAGATAGGCGGTGAGCCTGTAAGTGGAACAAAGGTAAGAGCAACTTTCGGCGGACCTGTGAATATGTCTGCCAAAGAAGAATTATTTAAAAGAATGTATGGAAAGGTTGACAAAAAGATATTACAATTTTTAGTTAAAAAGTTTGGAGGCACACTATCCGAAGCGACTACAACGGTTCAAGGAAATCTTGATGATGGTCCACCAACCTATTATGCAAGTTATGATGACTATAAAAAACATTCTACTGCATGGTTGATGGACCTTTATGGTGAAGATTGGAAAGTATTAGACCATTTGATAAATGCAGAGTTTGACCCTATAGAAGATTATACTTTAAAGTATAACACGGTACCTGCTGTATCATATTTAGATGCAGGAACGATAAAAGGTTCAAAGGATGCTGTTGGTAAATATAAAGATTTTATACAAAGAATAACAGACGATTTTGGATGGGAAGTAGTTAAGTGGTTAGGTACAGATGCCGCAGAAAAAAGTATATCAGGAGAACTTGTTGCCGCAGGTGTAGGTGGAACGATAAGTAAATATGATATCGACCTAAAAGAAAATGTATTTTCAGATTCTAAACAACTATTTATAGAAGATAAAGAGTTATTATTAATGGGTGGAGCTTATGGACATCTCGCTCATCCTTTCGATGACAATAGGTTAACGTTTAGAGATTTAAAAACAATGATAGATTTAGCACTTCAAGGCAAACTTGAAAGTGTGTCGGAAAAGACGGATGGTCAAAATCTTATGATTTCCTATATTGATGGAAAGGTGAGAGCGGCACGTAATAAAGGACAATTAAAAAACTTTGGCCAAAATTCTCTTGATATAAAAGGCATAAAAAATATGTTTTCAGGTAGAGGCGAAATAGAAAAAGCTTTTACATATTCTATGAAAGATTTAGAGATGGCTATCAAGAGATTAGGTAAAAAAGATTTAGATAGTATATTTGGTAATGGTAAATCTTTTATGAGTTTAGAAGTGATGTATGTGCCTACTACAAACGTTATACCTTATGGTATAAATATGTTAGTTTTTCACGGAACGATTACATACAATGAAAAAGGTGAGCCTATAGGACAGAGTAAATCAGCAGGTTCAAAGTTAACAAAATTAATTAAAAAAGTCAATGCAAATGTTCAAAGACATTTTAATATACAAGCACTTCCTGACACTAAATTACCAAAAGTAAAAGATTACGAAGCTAAAAAATCTGTATTTCTAAACAGAGTAAATAAATTACAAAAACAATATGGTCTCGCAGATTCAGACACAGCAGGTGATTACCATCAACATTATTGGTTAGAGTATGTTTTAGCAGGTGCTAAAGCAAACGGATATCCTAATCCTACAGACAATGTATTATATGGATTGATGAAAAGATGGGCGTTCTTTGATAAGAGTTATAAGATACCGACACTTAAAAAAGATTTAAAAGAGTATCCTAAATTTTTAGAATGGGCTTTGGCAACAGATAAATTAGACCATACTAAAATGTGGAAGAAAAACATATCATCATTTGAAAGAATATTTCTTGATTTAGGAGCAGAAGTTTTATCAAATATGGAAAACTTTTTATCTGCAAATCCTACACAAGCCGCAGTTAAGATGAGACAAGAATTAGCAAAAACAATTAAAAAAATACGTTCAAGTAAAGATTTGAGAACTATAGATATGATGAAAGCACAGATTGATAAAGTACAATCTATGGGTGGATTTAAAAAGTTAGTTCCTACAGAAGGAATAACTTTTATGTTTAAAGGTAAAGTTTACAAGCTAACAGGTTTGTTTGCACCTATAAATCAAATACTTGGTATGTTAAAATATGCGAGATAAGTTATGAGTGATTACGGCAGTAAAAGTGGAAAAGAACGAGTTCGTGAATATAAGGCGATGGAATCTATTCTTCGAGGAGAAACTCCTGAGAAAAGAATAATGGTAGGCTATGAAGGTAAAAAACAAAAACACGGTGATATAGAAAGTCCACTAACTAAAATAATGCAAGAGGTTAGAATGCCATTATTCTGTCCTTCTTGTAAAAAGGTTATGAAGAAAAAAATAGATAACCAAACTTGGATGCAGTTTCAACATTGTTTCGATTGTCAAATAGAATTTGAAAATAAATTAATCATCGAAGGTAAATACGATGATTGGAGAAAGAAAAAATCTTTAGAAAATAAGATAGCACAACTGAAAGATAAATTAGATGGTATTGAAGAATTTCGTACTCAAAGTGTTGTAAAACATTATAATGCTATCAATCCTGAATTAGGAGCGTTAGATGAAGAGAAATACGAAGTTGAAGATAAGAAAGAATGGAATAAAAAAATTGATGAAGCTATAAATTTTTATAAAGAAGCAATAAGTAAACTTGAAAAAGAGTTGGGAGAACTAAATGAAGTGGCTTAAATACGTATTGGGTCTTCTTGGAGCAGTCGGTGCTTTGTTTGCAGTTAATAAAGCAAAGAGTAAAGAAGTACAAAAACTTAAAAAAGTTATTGACGAAAACAAGAAGGAAGAAAAGAAAGTTGAAAAACAAATCAAAGAATTAGAAACTGCTAAGAAGGCTTCTAAAAGAGAAATTGGTAATATGAAGAGAAAACTTACTATTTCTAAAAAGAAAACTAAGAAGATGGAAGAAGTTTATGAAAATGATGAAGTAGAATCAGCAGAAGACTTCTTGAGAAAGTTTGCAAAAAACAAATGAGATTGGCTATGAAAATATTAAGATATTTTGTGATATGCTTTTTCGCTTTATCTTTGACTAAAGGTCAAGAAATACAGAAAGATGGTGAAAAGCTAACAACCTTTACATATGAGGAAGCATTAGATATGTTAAAAGCTCGTGATGCACAATGGGAAGGTAAGTTAGCAAAGGCAGATTCATTGATAGACAGATATAAAGAATCGATTTGGGAACGTGATGATATGATTACTAAGTTAGAAGAACAGGCAGATTTAGATACTAAAGTGTTACTCGCTCAGAGAAAACAAATTGATTTGTTGAAATCACGTGATAAAGCAAATGAAGAGATGATAAAATTAGTCGAAAAGAAATGGTATGAAAATCAATATCTTTGGTTAGGAATAGGATTTATATTAGGTAAGATATGAAATCAAACGATTTAAAAGAAGTATTACGACAGGAATATATTAAGTGTGGTAATGACCCTTCATACTTTATTACAAAGTATTGTGTTATTCAACATCCTATTCGTGGTAAAATACCTTTTGAATTATATCCATTTCAAGATAAAACTTTAAAAGAATTACTAAATCACAAATATAATATAATTTTAAAAGCAAGGCAGTTAGGTATATCGACATTGACTGCGGCGTATTCTTTGTGGTTGATGACATTTAGAAATGATAAGAACATTTTAGTATTAGCTACTAAACAAGATACAGCAAAAAATCTTGTTACTAAAATTAGAGTGATGCACTCTAATTTACCTTCTTGGCTAAAACAAAAATGTATTGAAGATAATAAATTATCATTACGATACAAAAATGGTTCTCAAGTAAAAGCAGTCTCATCAAGTGAAGACTCAGGTCGTTCAGAAGCACTATCACTTTTAGTATTAGACGAAGCCGCATTTATAGATAAGATTGACACAATATGGGCTGCGGCTCAACAGACACTATCAACAGGTGGACAATGTATTGCGTTGTCTACACCTAATGGTGTTGGAAATTGGTTTCATAGAACTTGGGTAGATGCAGAAGAAGGCGTTAATGGTTTTTATCCAATCAAATTACATTGGACCGTTCATCCTGAAAGAAACGATACTTATAGAGCAGAACAAGATAAATTATTAGGGCCATCACTCGCCGCACAAGAATGTGATTGTGACTTTCTAACTTCAGGTCAGATGGTCGTAGATGGTGTTATTTTACAAGAGTATAAAGACAATCAATGTATGGACCCGATGATGAAACAAGGTATAGACTCAAACGTTTGGATATGGCAACAACCTAATTATAATAAAAATTATATAATGAGTGCTGATGTTAGTAGAGGCGATGGAACAGACTATTCTGCTTTTCATATATTAGAATTAGAGTCAATGGAACAAGTAGCAGAGTATCGTGGTAAGATAGGAACTAAAGATTTTGGTAATTTGTGTGTCAATACTGCTACTGAATTTAACGATGCTTTATTAGTTGTTGAGAATAACAACATAGGTTGGGCCGCTATACAACAAATTATAGACAGAGGATATCAAAATTTATTTTATACAAGTAAAGATTTACAATATGTAGATGTAGAACATCAAATAACTAATCGATTTAGAGCTGAAGATAGAAATTTAAAACCTGGATTCTCTATGACAATGAAAACAAGACCACTTGTTATTGCTAAATTAGAGGAATACTTTAGAGAAAAATCGGTAATTGTTCGTTCAAATCGATTAATTGATGAGTTGTTTGTATTTATATATAATAACAATAAGGCACAAGCTATGTCCGGTTATAATGATGATTTAGTTATGAGTTTTGGAATAGCATTGTGGGTTAGAGATACTGCATTAAGATTGAGAGCAGAAGGCATAGAATTGTCTAAAAAAACAATTTCTAATTTTTCTACTCCAACTGAATTAATGTACACGCCAGGAAAAAAAGAAGATTCTTGGAAAATTGAAATAGGTCACAACAAAGATGTTGAGGACCTTAAATGGTTATTGTAGGAGTTAATTATGGCTGTAGATAAAACATTATTTACAAGATTACGTAGATTGTTTTCTACTAACGTTGTCGTTAGACAAGTTGGCGGTAAGAAACTAAAAGTTTCTGATACTTCAAGAACGCAATCAAGTATAAAACATCAGTTAATAGACAGATATCAGAAGATTTACTCTTCTGCTAAGCAGTATGGATATGACGGTGGTCTTGTAATTCAACAACAACGATTAGGATTGTTTAAAGATTATGAAACGATGGACCAAGATTCTATCATATCATCAGCACTTGATATTTATTCTGATGAATCAACGATGAAAAATGAGTATGGTAAAGTTTTAGAAATTGAAACTGACAATGCTAATATTCACGATATACTACACAATTTATTTTATGATGTTTTAAATATAGAATTTAATTTGTGGCCATGGGTTCGTAATATGTGTAAATATGGTGATTTCTTTTTATATCTTGACATAGACGAAAAATTTGGTATAACTAATGTTGTTCCGATTAGTCCATATGATGTTTCAAGAATAGAAGGCGATGACCCTGAAAATCCACACTTAGTTAAATTTCGTATGACTCCTGTTGACAATGTTAGGCATACTCGATATGGTTCTGAGGATATGGATTTAGAAGCCTTTCAAGTTGCACACTTTAGATTATTAAGTGACGCTAACTTTTTACCATATGGTCGTTCTACATTAGAAGCGGCTCGTAAAGTTTGGAAACAATTAACTCTCATGGAAGACGCTATGTTAATTCACAGAATTATGAGAGCACCTGAAAAGAGAGTGTTTAAATTTGATATTGGAAACATTCCACCCGCAGAAGTAGAAAATTATATGCAACAAGTTGTGAATAAGATGAAGAAGACTCCTGTTATTGATAATCAAACGGGTGACTATAATCTAAAATACAATATGCAAAACATTACAGAAGATTTTTTCATACCTGTTAGAGGAGGAGATTCAGGTACATCTATTGATACGTTGAATGGTTTAAGTTATGATGCTGTTGATGATATTGAATATTTAAGAAATCGTATGTTAGCATCTCTACGTGTACCAAAAGCGTTTCTTGGATATGAAGAAGGTGTCGAAGGAAAAGCAACACTTGCGGCAGAAGACGTAAGATTTGCTCGTACAATAGAAAGACTACAAAGAATTATTGTAAGTGAGTTGCACAAGATTGCTATTGTTCATTTATATGCTCAAGGTTTTAGAGACCAAGAGTTAGTTAACTTTGATTTAAAACTTACAAATCCATCAACAATATATGAGCAAGAGAAACTTGAAATTTGGAATACAAAAACAAGTTTAGCCGATTCTATGTTGAGAGATGGATTAATGTCTTCAGAGTGGGTATATAAAAACATTTTTGGTATGAGTGATGAAGAAATTAAAGAAAATGATGATAAAGTTATCTTTGATT